GAGAAGTTGATATGAAGATTACTATGGAACGATATGAACCTAAAAAAATGACAAGAAGTGAAGTGGAAAAAGCTATATTAGCTTACTGCCACCCTGTTAGCACACCATGCAAAGAACGCAAATGTTATAAAAAGTGTGTAAAAAGGATGCCGTTTGAATGGTTAAGTAACGAGGGATTGCAAGAATACTATGAATTTTTGTATGGAATCAAAGTGGAGGTAAAGGAATGACAATAGCGGAGCAGGTGGCACACGACTTTTTAGACAGCGTAGAAAAAAACATTGTTGCAAATAAATTGGACATTAAATCATTAGAAACGAATACTTATTATCAATCTAAGGATGAAGTAAAAATGGAAGTAGCTGACAAAAAAACAGGAGTTGTTATTGCAACAATGAAATGTAATTTTGACACAAGTAGGATAAAAAAAGAAATAAAAAAACAGATGATAGAAGATTACTGCTGCGACCACGGATGTTTTAACTGTATATTTACAAAAATGAATCCTTGCATAATGGGGTTGATTGAAATTGAAGAAGCTACGGACGAACAGATAAATGAGTGTTGTAGAAAGATGGGAGATGATAAAGAATGACAAGAGAACAGATGATAGATACGTTAGAAGATTACTGCAACGGAAATATCTGTGATTCATGTGAATTTTGTAATGACTGTGAAAAAGAAATGGTTTTTTCTGAAATAGTTGACGAAAAACTGAAAGATTATGTAAGCAGAATTGATGAAAAAAATACAGATAAAGAGTCACAAAATGAGTGTGAATTGGAGGAAAAGAAAATGGAGCAGGTAAAAGTTTTAAAAAAAGCAACAAAAATATATTATCCAGATGAAATGAAAGATGTGTTACCGCTTAAAGAGTTTGTGAAAAACATTACAGATAAAGGATATAAGGTTGAA